GAACTGGTCATGCAGAAGCAGTACGATATCAATACGATGCGGACCAAGTATCGCCTCGACACGCTCTATGGCGTGGTGAACAAGCAGCCCATGATGACCGGCGTCATCATGTTCAGCCAGACCTAACGGAGAAATCGCACAATGAGTAACTTTCTGACAGGCGGCGGCCGTGTCTCCGTCACTCTCACCGCAACGCAAAAAGTGGCGGTCTACTCTCAAGGCCTGGTCAACGTTTACCGGACGTCTGGCTTTGTGAACTATCCCGACAACACGACCCTGATCGGCACTGTGATCAACGGTCAGACCGTGTTCGGCACCTACACCGGCGGCGCCACCATTGTCATCGACGCGGGCGGCGGCCTGCCGACTTTCTACGAAGTGGGTACGGACCCGGTCGTGAAGCAGGGCCGGATTGCCAACGGCGTTCAGGTCACGCCGACCGCCGAAACGACTGCCGTCACACTGACGGCGGCTGAACTCCTGACCGGCCTTGTGACCGGCACTCACGCAGCGGGCGCAACGCAGGCTTACACCCTGCCGACCGGCACGCTGCTTGATGCGGCGGGCACGTTCCTAGTCGATGAATACTTTGACTGGACGCTGATCAACCTGTCATCTGCGGCGGCTGATACCATCACGATCACGGCCGGCGCGGACCATACCGTTGTCGGCACCATGATCTGTCAGTCAGCTCACTCAACGACTGGCCTGATCCACGGAAACGCCTTGCGTCTCCGGACCCGGAAGACGGCGGCGAATACGTTCGTTTCGTATCGTCTGGCCTAGGACTGAAGCAAGACTAACCCCCGGCCCTGACCGGCCGGGGGCATTTGCCGGGAGGACGCAATGCCAGACTTTCCCACCATCGTTTACAAATGCCCTGGCGATCGTTTCGGTCCTCCGCACACGACATACCAGAGCATTGGCGTCACTGATCAGAAAGCCTTTGACAAGGCGCTGACCGATGGCTGGTACGCTACGCTGGTCGAGGCGGTTGACGCCTATCTGAAGCCCGCGCCCGCGCGTGTCGCGGTTGTGTCCGAGCCTGTCGACAACGCCCCGCCGACGCGGGACGAGATGCTGACCAAGGCGGCTGAGATCGGCCTGACCGTTGACAAGCGCTGGTCGGACAAGACCTTGGCCAACAAGATCATCGAGGCGCTTGAAGCGCAGGAAGCCGAGCTGCTGACCGTGCCAGAGGAGCCCCAACCGTGAGCTGGACAAAGCGCGAGATCGTGCAGAACGCATTTGAAGAAGTGGGGCTCGCGTCCTACGCCTTCGACCTGCAGCCCGAGCAGATGCAAGCCGGGCTACGTCGCCTTGATAACATGATGGCGACGTGGAATTCGCGGGGCCTGCGCATCGGATACCCGCTCGCGGACAATCCTGGCGACAGCGATCTAGATCAGGACGCTACTGTCACCGACGAAGCAATCGAGGCCATCGTCAGCAACCTTGCAGTCCGCCTTGCGCCGATGATGGGCAAGACCGTCTCGCCGGATACGAAGGCAACGGCGCGCTCGTCTTACATGGCGCTTCTCAGCCGTCGATCGACGATCCCGGAAAGGCTGATAGACGTCAACGCTGTCCCGGCTGGTCAGGGCACGAAATACTGGCGCTTTAACGGCGACCCGTTCCTACAGCGCGAGGATCGTGGTTTAACGGTCGGGCCTGACGCAACGCTTGATTTTGAGAGCTGATCCATGACTGACATCAACCAACTCTCAACGTCTGACACGCTTACGGCCGGCGACCTCTTGCCGATCTGGCGCACGAACAACAGCGACACGCGCAAGACGTCGCTGACGGCGCTGCAAGCTTTCATGCAGGCCAACCTGACTTTCTCGGCGGGCCAGTTCGTGGTGCAGTACGCAACGCCGGTGGCGACGGGCTTCACGGTTGCGCTTCTTGCCAACACCAACAACCAATGGTTGATCCTGACGCCGCTTGCGGCCTATGCGGCGGGAACGATCACCTTTCCGCTATCGTCAAGCGTGACGGACAACCAAGAGATATTGATCTTCTCGACGCAGGCTGTCACCACGCTGACGCTGGCAGGCAATGGCGCGTCTATCGTCGGGGCTCCCACGGGCATCAGCCAGAATGGCGCGCTGCGGTTCAAGTTCAATTCGCTCGCCTCGACATGGTATGTGATCGACAGCACGGACACGTCAGGGCAGGCCTTCCTCGCCACGGCGCAGACCTTCACAGCGCAGCAAACCATGACAAGCGGGCTGGTGCTGCAGTCGGTTGCTGCTTCAGCAATCGCAGCGGTTGCCAATGCAATCAACACAAGCGGCAAGGTAACGGGCAAGGTGGTCTATGACACGACCAACAATCGCCTGATGGTGTCGAGCGGGTCGGCTGCGGCTTCGCCCTGGTATATCGCGGATGGTTCTGGATCGGTGGTGCCGGCATGATGACGGAAGAAGAGCACGGGCAATTGAAGGCGCTGGCCTGGCGCACGCTCAAGGCAGTTGACCACATCGACGCCAAGGCGGCGGATGAGGGGCTGACCATCTCGCCGGAATGGCGCATGTGGCGTTCGCAGGTTCGCTCCGTCATTCGTGGCGATCGGCTGGACATTCCAAACGAGCCGCCGCGCTATCTAAGCGCGTATGAAGCGCACTGGAACGCAACCACGTCTGGCACGCTGGGCAAGGCTGCAACTGTCGCGCCTTTCCTTGATCAACAGACGTGTGAGCCAATCATTCTAAAAATTGTTGACAATCCGCGTGAAGCTGAAATTGACGCCCTGCGCGCACGCATTGCTGAACTTGAGGCAGCACTTGCAACGCCAGTGCTTGAGCTGTCCAGCGATCCGCCGGCAGAGGCGCTGCAGGAAGCTTACCCGGACGAGGATCACGCGGCGCTTAAGGCGCGCATCCTTGCCGAGTTCGCTTCGCTTCGGAACATGCTGATCGGGCAAATCCCGATGACGCAGGAACAGCTTTCGCGCCTCGTGGCGCTTGAGCATCCGAAATACCAGAGCTGGCTTCAAGGGGTAACAAATGGCAATTGATCGGAACTTTGGCCCGGCGTTCGGCTCTGGCGTTGTCGTGGCGAGCGTCACGACGACGTCGGCAAGCTCTGCGGTCGGCGTCAACAATCAGAATATCGTGGTAACGAACACGGGCAGCACGAACGCGGTGTTCGTTCGCACTGGCCTGTCCGGCGTGGTGGCGACGACTGCGGATTACATCGTGCAGCCCAATGCGCAGGTGAACATCTCCAAGCCGCTGGATCACACACACGTTGCCTACATCACCGGCACGTCCACGTCCTCGGCTCACATCATCGCGGGCGACGGGTTCTAATTGCAAATCCCGATCCTCAGTGGCGCATTCAGCGATGGAAACGCAGACTTTCGGGTCAGCTATCCGCTGAACATGGTCCCCGTGGTGCAGCAACAGGGCATCAGCAACGGCTACCTGCGGCCGGCAGACGGGATCGTAAGCAACGGCACGGGCCCTGGCCTCGATCGCGGCGGCATCGAGTGGAACGGCATACTCTACCGGGTGATGGGAACCAGCCTTGTCAGCATTTCCGAGGCGGGAACTGTCACCACGATCGGCACAATCCCCGGCACTGACCGCGCAATCATGGTCTACAGCTTCGATTACCTCGCCATTGCGGCTGACGGTAAGCTGTACCTCTATGACGGGACCACGCTGGCGCAGAACACGGACCCGGATCTTGGGACCGTGGTGGATGTTGTTTGGGTCGACGGGTATTTCATGACGACCGACGGGGAGTTCCTCGTTATCACGGAACTGAATAACCCGTTCGCGGTGGATCCGCTCAAGTACGGCTCAAGCGAGATCGATCCGGACCCGGTGGTGGGGCTGATCAAGCTGCGGAATGAGATTTACGCCGTGAACAGGCACACCATCGAGGTGTTCCAGAACGTCGGGACCACGGGCTTTCCGTTTGAGCGCATCGCGGGCGCGCAGATCACGCGGGGGAGTGTCGGCGTCAACGCGAATTGCGCATACCTCGATCAGATCGCGTTCATCGGCGGTGGCATGGGCGAGGGCATTGCGGTCTGGCTGGGCGTGAATGGCAATTCGCAGAAGATCAGCACGCGCGAAATCGACATTGTCCTGTCGGGCTATACCGAGGCGCAACTTGCGGCATCTTTCATGGAAACCCGCACGGATCGCGACCATCGCCAGCTTCTGATCCACCTGCCAGACAAGTGCCTTGTCTACGACGGGGCCAGCAGCGCCGGGGCGCAACAGCCGGTCTGGTATTGCCTGTCATCCAGCCTTGACGGGAACGGGGCTTACCGTTCCAGCCGCCTCGTCTACGCCTACAACCGCTGGAACACGGGCGATACGGCATCCAGCGCCTTTGGCTATCTCGTGGATGATATCTCGACCCACTGGGGCGAGACAGTCGGCTGGAACTTCCAAACGCAGATCGTTTACAACGAAAGCCGCGGCGTGGTGATCCACGACCTTGAGCTGGTCGCGCTGACGGGTCGCGTCGCGCTGGGCGCGGATCCGCAGATATCGACGTCCTACAGCCAGGACGGGGTGACCTACAGCCAGCAGAAATTCATCCGCGCCGGCAAGATTGGCGATCGATCCAAGCGGCTGGTGTGGATGCAGCAAGGGGCGTTCCGCAATTGGCGGCTGCAACGCTTTAGCGGGACGTCTGACGCCTTCCTAAGTTTCGCACGGCTGGAGGCGCGGCTAGAGCCGCTGGCCTGGTAATGGCGGACCCCAAAGCCCTGACCCGGAACCAGATTGCCGCCTTCGTCGGCAACGATCCGGAAGCCATCCGCGCCATTGAACGGCTGTTTCGGGTCGCGGGCGAGCTGACGCCATCTGACATTGCAACGTTAAGCGCATCCATTGAGGCCAACACGCTGGCGCTAGGCGCGGCGCAGGATCAGGCCGAGGTGCTGACGGCGATTGCGGGGGAGCTAACGCAGCGTGTGGTGCAAGCCGATACGGCTACAGCCCTTGCGCAAGCGGCGCTGGACCAGTTGGCGCGCATGTCCGATACCGTACAGGGGCTGGCCCTTGCCCCGCCAATCATACCAGCGCCGCGCAGGGCTTACGGGACGTTCTACGATACCAACACGCAGAACGCTGCTGCAATTAACACGGCTTACACGGTGAGCCTGTCCAATACGGACCTGAGCTTCGGCGTCTACCTGTCGGGGACGCAGATCACGGTTGACCAGAATGGGCTATATAACTTCCAGCACTCAATCCAGCTAGACAAGACCACGGGCGGCAAGGGGCTGTTTTATCTGTGGTACAGGAAAAACGGGGTGGACGTTGCCGAAAGCGCGACCCGGATGAGGCTTGAGGGAAACAATTCGGAGCAGGTCGCGGCGTGGAATTACGTGTTCCGGCTTAAGGCTGGCGACTACATAGAGTATAGATGGTCCGTGGATGATACAGGGGTCGAGATCAAGCGGTTCACTGCCGCTGCGCCGGCACCGGCAGTGCCGTCGGTCATCGTGACTGTAACGAACAACATCGGAGACTAACGCATGGCCGTTACAGCAAGGGTTCTGGTCCCGCCGAAGCAGTTGGAAAACGCTCAGACGTCGCAATATACGGCGACGAACGTCCGCGCCATTATAGACAAGGCGACGGTGACAAACACGTCAGCCAGCAACGTCACGCTGTCGGTTAACCTTGTCACGGTCAGCGGGTCGGCCAGTTCGTCCAACCTGATCATCGACAACCGCACCATCGTTCCGGACGAGACGTATCTATGCCCGGAACTGGTGGGACAGGTTCTTGAGGCGGGCGGGTTCATCTCCACTATCGCCGGGGCGGCAACTTCGCTAACCATGCGTGTGAGCGGGCGGGAGATTAGCTGATGTGGCCTCTGATTGCGACAATCGGGTCAGCCATCATTGGCGGGGCCATGTCGTCCAGCGCGCAGAAGAAGGCCGCCAAGACTGCGGCGGCTGCCCAGACGCAGGCTACGGACCAGAGCATGGCCGAGCAGCGCCGGCAGTTCGACGCCATCCAAGCCATGTTCCGGCCCTACGTCGAAGCAGGCGGCGGGGCTCTGGCGCGTCAGCTTGACCTCACCGGCGTCAGCGGTCCCGAAGCGCAGCAGCGCGCCATCCAGGCTATCGAGATGGGGCCAGAGTTCGCAGCCATGACCCGTCAGGGCGAGGAAGCGATACTGCAGAACGCAGCGGCCACGGGCGGGCTTCGTGGTGGGAACGTGCAAGCCTCCCTTGCCAAGTTCCGCCCAGAGGTGCTGTCCTCGCTGATCAACCAGCAATACCAGCGCCTTGGCGGACTGACGCAGCTGGGCCAAGCATCGGCGGGGATGCAGGCGGCAAGCGGGCAGGCGTTCGCCAACAACGCAACGCAGCTGTTTGGACAGCGCGGCGAGGCACTGGCAGGCAGCGCACTGGCGAGAGGTCAGGCCAACGCGAACATGTTCGGCAACATTGCGGGATCGATCGGCTTCGCCGCGGGGCGGGGGATGTTCGGCGGCATGGGCATGTCCAACCCGGTGCCTGACGTGGCAAGGGGAGCTTATCCGGGCCAGTTCTCTGATCCGTACAGCACCGGGGGGTCCTTCTGATGGCCGTCAACTATCAGATGGACGTGATCAACCCGTTCCAGGCTGCCTTGCAAGGCTATGGCGCCGGGGCGCAGATGCTGCAGCAGGAGCGGCAGGTCGGGCAAGAGAACCAGTTGTTTCAGGCGCAGATGGCCGAGCAACAGGCACGAGCGGCAAAGCTACAGCAGGAAATGGCCGCGGCCGAGGAACGCAATGCGGTCTATGGCGAGTTCTATGACGCGGTAGAGGCGGGAAACCTGACGCCAGCGATGGTCGCCAAGGTGACGGCGCTGGACGAAAAGCTAGGCACGTTCGGCGCTGAGATGATGGCGAACATGTCGGCGGAACAAAAGCGCGCCAGCTTCGGCAACCTCATGGCGCCGGCCACGGCCCTTGCCACGGGCGACATTGAGGCGGCCAAGTCCAACTTGCAGACGCAGTACGATGCCCTTGTCAATGCCGGTGACGAGCAGGGCGCCAAAGCCGTCAAGGGATATCTGGACCAGCTCGGCACGCCGCAGGGTCAGACGTTCGTGCAGGCGGCGCTGTTGCGTGGGGCAAGCATGATGGACCCGGAAGGGTTCAAGGCGCAACTTGAAAACATCACCGCGCTCAAGGGCGAGAAGGAAACCGAGGCGACGCAGACGGCGCGGGCTTACGCTGCGACATTTGGGGCGCCGGGTTCGCCGGAATACATGAAAGCTTTCCGCGAAAAGCTGATGCCGCCGCCGGCAGTTGGAACGCAAGTGTTTGTTGGTGGCGAAGGCAAGCCGCTGACGCCAGGCCAAAAGAAAGTGGACGAAAACTTTGCGGATACCTACGCGGCGTTCGTGAGCGGCGGCGCAACCGACGCGGCCAAGCAGGTGACGCAGCTTTCCAGCGCGCTGAAACAGCTTGAACAGAACAGCGAACTGACCGGCCCGCTGATTGGCCTGATGCCTGAAACGCTTCAGAGCTTTGCGGCGCCAGAAGCGCTGGCGGTCAAGCAGACAATTCAGGAAGTGGTGCAGCGCAACTTGCGCGCGGTTCTCGGCCCGGCATTCACGGCCAAGGAAGGCGAAGCGCTCATTGCACGCGCCTTTGATCCGGCGCTTGGCCAAAAGGAAAACGTGAAGCGGGTGCGGCGCCTGCTTGAGCAGATCGAACGCGCCAACGCCGACACACAAGCGGCGGTTGCGTATTACGAGGCTAACGGCTCGCTGCAGGGCTTCAAGTACAAAGCCCCGGCGCTGTCGGATTTCGAAGCTGCTGCGTCTGGCAAGGGCGGCGCAACCACGATCGATTTCGGAAAGCTGGATAACACCACGCTTCTCCGTCAGGACATTGGCAAGATGACGGCAGACCAGCGCCGCGCACTGGCTGCTGAACTCGACAGGCGAGGGCTCTAATGCCGCCGCAGGATCAGCAACTGACCGACGAGGACCGCGAAGCCGCAAAGCTCCTGCGCCGCATGTTGCAGGCGCAGGCAAAGCTTGATGAGCAGGCCGCAGGCAAAGCCCCCGCAGGCTATGAGCTGATCCGCGAGACGCCAGACGGCGGCAAGATATACCGCAAGCCTGACGGGCAACTGACGTTCACCAGCTCCGGCTACGCCACGAACAACCAGGCCGAAATCCAGCGCATGATACAGGGCATGGCGCCCGCACAGGCGCGCAGGGCCGAGACTAACAAGCAGATCGTGGAACAGGACGGCGTTCGCGGCGCGGCGGCGTCAGCCATCAAGGGCCTGCCTTTCATTGGCGAATACTTCGATGAAGCCGTGGGGATGATGACGGGCGATCCGCGCACCACGGCGGCGCTGCGCGAGACGTCTGCGGCCTATGCCGAGCAGAAACCGCTTGAAACGTTCGGCTTGCAGATGGGCCTTGGCGGGCTTGCTACAGCTCCGCTTGTGCCATTCCAGGCCGCTGGGCGTGCGTTGCAGGCTGCGCCTACGGTTGGCCGGGCTGTGCTTGGCGGGCTTGGCGTTGGCGCGACGGCCGGCGCGGTTGAAGGTGCGGTGTCTGGCTTTGGAGCTGGCGAAGGTACGGCAGAGCAGCGCTTGCCCGGCGCCGGGATTGGGGCGGGCGTTGGCGGCGTGCTTGGTGGAACGATCGGCGCACTGGCTGCACCCGTGGAAATGGGTGTCAGGAACGCCCTGCAATACTTTGGCAACAAGCCGGTTCGCGACCTTGCCAAACAGTTTGGCATCTCGCCGGATGCGGCCAAGGTGGTGTTGGCGTCCATTCAGGAAGGCGACTTGCCAACCGCGCAGGCGGCCCTGCAACGCGCGGGCAGCTCGTCCATGCTCGCCGAGATGACGCCCAGCACGAAGAACCTGCTTGATGCGGCTATCGCGCTGGGATCGGGCGGCGACAAGGCGCAGCAGGCGCTCCTTGCCCGCAACCTGCGCGGCGAACAGGAAATGCGCGGAGCTTTCAATCGTTTCCTAGGC